AAAGAAGAAAAGCAACCTATTAATACTTCTGCTTTCTGGGACAAAATTTAAACAAAAACAATTAATTAAAAGAGCTAGAGTAAGACCAAATAAGGAAGGAGCGGCGTGAGTGTTCAAATTACTTCCTTTCATACCCTACGCTTTTCCATACGAGTGGGGATTCCTATGTGGGATGTTAGGTCTATGGCTAGGCTACCTGTTAGGCAGAGCGCGAACGAAAAGCAAAGGAAAATAGGATGACAATACAAGAAGCCATTAAGAGCAAGAAGAAGTTTCGTAGAGCGGGTTATGGAGAGGACTATGTTTGGATTTCTAATTTATCCGAACTAGGTTTTATATTAAGTAATAGGAATATCTTAGAAGAATGGGAAGTGCTGATTTGTAAGGAATGTGCTGTAATTTCGTCATGTGCAGATATGATTCATTGTGAATGGCATGCTAAAGAAGAAAAGCAACCTATTAATACTTCTGCTTTCTGGGACCCAAACATTAAATCTGATTTCGCGACTCCGTGTATCCACGATTGGAAGTGGATGGGACGGTTCAAGGAAAAATCGTCTTACTTGTTCAAGTGCCTGAGTTGCAACGCACGTAAAGAAGAGGATATCGAACAGAACTATCTTGACGAACGGAAGAAAGAATTAGAACGTTGTAAACAATATTATGAGAAACCTTATACTACTCCCGAAGAAGACCCGCTAGGTGCGCCTTATCTAACAATAGGAGGACATAAGATGAAAATGGTAGATGAGGATATCTACAAGATATCAGTGGCTCCATGTACCTGTGGTTCTGACGCCATAAGCGGAGGCAGTCACGCGGAATACTGTGATAAGAAATGAAGTGGTTACTATTATTCTTTTTGTCCCTCCCAGCTATTGCGGCAACCGTGACTGCTAAAGCCACACTTACCGTAGTACCTTCTTTTACAACCCCTGCTAGTAGACAACTAGCGCACGATGTACCCATGTATCCTAATCATCAAGTCGTAATACAGCACGATGAGTTTGGGCTCTACATTGTGTATATTATTCCGTGATAAAATTAAACTATGGAACTCAAACTATACCCAGATGATTCCCTCTCCTCTGAGTGTGATGAAGTAACTGAATTTAATGAAGAACTACACACTCAGCTTGATGAGATGACGAGCATCATGCGCGCGCGCAATGGTCTCGGACTCGCAGCGAACCAAGTAGGGATCCTTCAAAGGTTCTTTATTATGGAGAAATTAGTATGGGTTGAGCGCCTAAACGAAAATACTCAACTGAAAGTATGGGGTTGGCATCCTAAGGGAGAAATTTTAGAACTCATTAATCCAGTCATCATAGAGACCTCCGAAGAACTGTATAGATACCGCGAGGGCTGCCTGTCTGCCCCGTCAGTACACGAGTGGGTACCAAACCGTAGTAAGAGTATTATTGTGCGCTGTAAAGACCGTAATGGCATTTCTAAGACGTATGCGACTTCCGATATCATGTCGGTGTGTGTCCAGCATGAAATTGATCACCTAAATGGTATCTTCTTTTTTGATAGACTTCCACGTATCCTCGCACGCGCGGCACGTAAGCGTTGGAAGAAAAGACGTAAGAAGCTAGGTTTGTAGTTGACGTCCTAGGGGAAACCTGGCATACTAATCATATGGAATTACCTTTATTTGTACAGCTACTTGCATTGTTGATGGTCCTAGCGGCGGGGTCAATCATCCTATGGGCGGCTGCGCGTGGTGCATCTAAGGCTAAACGAAAACCCCTTAAATATTCAGGACTTCAGAAGGTGCGTAAATCTCTACGCAAGAAGAGTAAGTCTAAGAAGAAATCCCTTAAGAAGTCCAAGCGTGGTAAGAAGAAGAAAAAACGAAAGAAGAAATAATGGATGTAATAGTAGGAGTATCCCTCTTGTCTATAGGTCTTGTTATAGGATTTCGTCTAGGAAAAGGGGAGGGACGAAAGGAATCTGCTAAGCAGATTCAGGTACTTGAGGGAATGGTAGAAGAGGCGATGTTTAAGAATATGCCCACGATCTATAGTAAGGACGAATATGATACTCTTATGGATTACAGCACGAATGACCCAAAGAAATGGAACTGAAAGAGTAGAGGTATACACTTACATGCAGGTTAATAAAGTAATAGAAGCTATTATAAAATTAAAGAGATCGCTTTGCTCTTGCAGAGGAACAGATATTTGTATTAGATGTGTGCACTTGAAAGACATTAAGAAAACTATTGAAACTGTATAGGAGTACACTTTATGAATAAATGTCCAACTTGTCAACAGGGATATCAAGGCTTCAAAGATAAATCATCTGAAGATGAATATAAGATATCGGGCATGTGTCAAGACTGTCAAGACTCAGTATTTGGAGCTACGGAGACGCGCACGCCTACGGGAAAGTGCCCGAATTGTGGTGAATATTGTTATGACGGAGGCGACTGTTGTAGTGAGCGGTGTCATAAAGAATACGTTAGTTATTTAATGGAGTAAAAATTTTATGAATCTATACAGTCTTTTAAAAGGAGCTACGATAAAGCATAAGAAGTATCGGGACGTGGCATTTCAAGTCGTTAGGCACTTTGATGTTCAAGGAAGATATCTAAAGTTAAAAGGATACTGGGTTAATCAAGCGTTCGTCGAGTCGTATGTAATGTTTGATGCTAGAATTACTATTGAATTTAAAGACTTAGGGGACTGGCTTATTTGCCAGAACCCAAATGCGAAGTGTATCCGCTACGAGAAATGGATGCCTATTACTCGTTGACACAGACCTCATTGTTTGTTAAAATAAATCATCTAAACAACTGGGGAGCATATGTCAAACTATCACATATTACAGGGTGACTGCTTACAAGAACTCAAGCAAATACCTGATAACTTTGTAGATTCTATTATTACCGATCCACCTGCCGGTATAGCTTTTATGAATAAGGGCTGGGATAAAGATAAAGGTGGTAGGGATGGCTGGATTGAGTGGTTGGCATCTGTGATGGTTGAAGCCAAGCGGGTACTAAAGCCGGGTGGACACGCCTTTGTATGGGCTATCCCCAGGACGAGTCATTGGACTGCTACTGCGCTTGAGGACGCAGGGTTTGAGATTAGGGATATCGTGACCCATGTATTTGGTAGTGGGTTTCCTAAGAGTCAGAATATCAGTAAGGCTATTGATAAAGCAGCGGGAGCTAAGAGAGAAGTTGTAGGAAAAGATCCTAATTATCATAGTGAAGGTAAACGCACGGGAACCGCAGGTTATTGTGGAGATAGGGATACAAAAAATTATCAATATACATCTGAGCCAGGGATGCTCACAGCCGCCGCAACCCCCGAAGCCAAACAACACGAAGGATGGGGCACTGCTCTGAAACCTGCATCCGAGCACTGGATTCTATGTCGCAAACCACTAGAAGAAAAGACCGTTGCCGCAAATGTTTTGAAGCATGGTACGGGTGGTATCAATATTGACGCTTCTCGAATAAAAGCAACTGATCAAGCACTATTAGATGCCGCAGTAAAAAGAATGACGGGTAATAAGATTACTGGATGGAAAAATACTTCCAGCGAAGGAATTCAACCGGAATCAAACCAAGGCAGATTCCCAGCCAACTTCGTAATGTCACATCATGAAGATTGTGAGTTGTTGGGTACTAAAGTTGTAAAGGATAAAGCAGGTTCTAAAAGGTCTGGGGGAGAAGCACAACAAAGTGGAGCGGGAGGATTATTGGGTGTAGGTAATCACGAAGGCAACGGCATGCGATATGGAGATGAAACCGTGCCCGACTACAACTGCCATCCTGAGTGTCCAGTTAAGTTGTTAGATGAGCAGAGTGGAAATTTACATCCAAGTGGAAATATCAATAAAGGATTATGCAAATCCAGTAAATCTATATTTGGTATTGGAGAGGGAGAACATAGTCAAACTACTGATTACAAGGACAAAGGTGGTGCCGCCCGTTTCTTTAAAACTTTTACTACATCGGGAGATACTCAATGCCAAGACCCAAAAGATTTAAAGATTGTGACTACTGCGGAAGTCAATTCCAAATTCATAAACCCACAAATCGTTTTTGCTCTAGAAGTTGTTCTCAAAAGGGACGACCTAGAGGACAAGCAATTAAGCGATTTGATAAACCTCACCATCAGAGATTTGCAGCAGAACTCAGGGCTAAACGGAAAGAACAGTATTGGTCAGACCCAGAGTATCGTAGAAAGGTTATTGCAAGAGCTACCGCTTATCGTGCAAAACAACCCCAACCTTGTGAACAATGTGGAAATGCTAGAGCAGATAGACATCACGATGACTATAGTAAACCACTTGATGTCCGTTGGCTTTGTAGATCCTGCCATGTTAAACATCACCGAGACCAACTTGGTTCCTGGGGGGAAGGACTTCGCAAGGTTTAAATATTGTGCCAAACCATCAAAGCGTGAGAAGAATGCAGGTATTGAAAACCGTGAAGCTGTTACCGTAAATGACGGACGTGAAAAAGATATAGACAACGCTTTCCAACGGGGTACTACGGAGCGTAAGAACACACACCCTACGGTTAAGTCAAAGAAGTTAATGGCTTATCTAATCACCATGATTACACCCCCTGATGGTCTGGTACTTGATCCTTTCATGGGCTCGGGCTCTACTGGAATTGCAGCACTAGAAAAAGGTTTTGATTTCATAGGCATAGAGGCTGAGGCTGAGTACTTAGAGATTGCAGAAGCCCGACTTAAACATGCAATGGGAGAGTGATGATTAAAGGAATTCTCTTTTTTATCGCAGTGTTACTCTACTGTCCAACCGAGAAGGGTTATCACAGAAATCATTTCAAAGTCTACTACTACCTAACAAAGAAAGAGATGCTACACGAGTTTGAGCAGTATTTTTCATGGCGCACGCATATACAATATAACAAGATGACTTGTAGGGTTATTGAGGCCTTCAAAGGAGAGCGTATTGAGGGCACTGATGGACGTATTAAATGGAAAGGATCCCTTGATGTATTTTTGCCCAAGTTGCACCTGCAAAACCTGCCACGATGGTCGAGCCCTGCGCGCTAACCAGTGGGAGTCTCACATGCAAATCATTGAAGCTGATTTACTACAGGGTGAACTCTGGTTTCTCAATCATGGTAAACTTATAAAGATACGAAATATCAAGGAGTTACACCATGATGAGCAAAAAAGAGAAGAGAAAAGCCCGTCGTAAGATAAAGAAATTATTACAGTTTCTCACTTTCAAAGAAAAGAAAGCCCTCAATAAAGCCCGCAAACGAGAGCCCCAGGCCATACGCAAGAAAACTATAACGCGCCCAGGCATCAAAGAATGGATATTAGCTAATAAACCCAAACGATTAGGAACCATGTACGAACGCGGCCTTCTAAAGAAAGTGAGTGAGTAAGTAATGATAAGAAGGGGATGATGGCTAAGAGGAAGAAGAAAAAGAAGAAAACACTTGACATCGAACTTAAAGCCGAGCACTTACGCATTGAGACTTTTACGCCTAGAGAATCTTTCGACCTTGGCATAGAGTATGGAATGCGTATTATTTATATACCTTACGGCATTAAAGTTACAGGTCAAGGTAAAATCGAGGGCAGACTTAGAGATCGTTTGCTTCGCGAGATTAAAAAAGAAATACGTGTGAGGTATAGTAATGCGGGTAAAGACGTTGGAAGAACCAATAATTGATAGGGTGCGGAATTGGAACATAGAAAAGGAGAAACAGAAGAGGCACGGAGCCAACTTGAATAGCAACAAACTTTTTCCTAGATTGTTTACCTTCGGGAACTGGACCTATAAGTGGAGAATGGGAAGGATTCAAGCTACTTGTCAATGTAGGGTATATGCGTTCGGTCCTTTTGGTATCGTACTCATGGGAGATGCTTGTTTTAAAGACTTCTTATACCAGTCAGGTAAAATTTTAAAGTTTCGAAAACGTAAAAGAAAAAGACGGGGGTGGTAACATGATATTAGGAGAGTACAGATGTCAGAACGAGATATGAAAGGTAAGTTCTTACCAGGACACACAAAATTAGGCGGTTCTAAGAAGGGTTGGAGATGGCTTGCTAATGACTTATACCCCTACCTCAAAGAACAAGGTGTGGATCCAAAAGAAATCCTTGTTGATAGGCTAAGACACCACCAGGACAAAGTAACCATCGGCGAACTACTTAGAATACTTGAGTTTTGTTATGCCAAGAAGAAGGCGATAGCACCTACTAAAAACGACGAAGAAGAGACCCCCGAAGATGTAGGTGATTTCAGCTACTTACTAGATGCCAAGAAAGAAACCGATGCCTAAATCAGTATTAATACCTATTGAAGAGTACGAGCGTGAGCGTCAACAATTGCAGACTCAGGCTAAGCAGGAAGGCTTTCGGGAGGGTCAACAAAACTACCTTAACGTACTGAAATCAATAGTGATAAATGAGAGCCTAGAAAACTGCTCAATTATGTGGAGCGGGATGAACCCAGATGAGAAGACAATTTTAAATAAACTTATTGATGCCTTTATAGCCAAAAAGCCTATAAAATCAACATCTACCCCGAGTCCTAAGAATCCCCCGAAGCCAATTTCATAATTCCTTCACATTCTTTTGAGATACTACGAGTGAAGGAGGTCCCTATGACACATTTTGCAGACCCAGAAGAACTATGGTTATTTGCCACAGAGAAACTTGCTGAGGAATTTGGTAGAGAGCCGACCTTAGCTGAGATTGAAGAAGAGTATACCGAACTATGTGGTGAAATTACAGATCAGGTATACGAACAAAACAGAGACTAGACTTTTTTCTTGCAATGCGTTAGATTCTATGTCATACTACTAACAGAACTTAGGAGGTTCATATGTTCAAGTATCTATTCGGCTTCTTATTTCTTGGATTGTTTATATATGCAGTGTCTCTCCATGTACCCGCGTTTCACGTTGTGGTGCTTAATGCTCTTAATGTCACTGCTGTGTTTCTCCATAATAGTATTTCCACTATTCATGGATTTCTTGGTGGTAGTAATAACGTTGCCCTGTAGTTATATCGGGGGAAGGTGTCACCTACCTAGTGGTGAGACTGGCAGGCTTCTGCCCTTCTTTTTTTGGAGGTTTTATGATTCCTGTCAATGGTAAAGTTTATCCTATGTGGAGTCAATTTGTTGAACAGAGTGAGAGTTGGGTTGGTGGTACTTTAGAAGATCACGACAGGGGAACTACTGTGTCTACGTTGATTAAGGGGATTACTCTTACCCCAAATGGGGATACCTCCGCTTTCTTTACCATAAAAGGGGAAGACTTTAGTTGTGGATTTGACGTGAAGCACGGCGGACTAGGTGGAGCAGGAGAAAAAGGTTGGATATCTTTTGTGGGTTATGGGGGACATACGTTTCGTATCAAGCAACCGTAACTTGTCTGCCTTTACAAAGCCATATAAATATGCGATAATATATGGATAATGATTTCTAAGTCGATTTCCAAACTTACGAAAGTCGAGTTTGCAGAAGTATTCAGTAAACAACTTCTTCCAAAAATAAGAAAAGATCCTATCAAGCACTTCGTCAAAGCTGAGGGTTTCCTATCGTTTAACCCCACGTTTGCTCAAGAGATTGCCCTTAAATGTGTGTTCGGCATGTTGTTACAAGAAGACAACATGGGAACAATTGCAGAAGAACATTTGACAAAAGATAAAGAGTTTTCTTTAGAAGATCGCACACTATCTGAAAGAGACTTATTTCTGGAAATGACGGGTAAAGTATATGATCCAGACCTGCAAAAGGTACGAAACAGGATCAACTTGATAGTTGGTAGGCGCGGAGGAAAGAGTACAGTATCTGCATTACTCGCAGTTTACTCTGCAATTAAAACTAACTGGAACCCATACCTAGTCAAAACCCCCTCTGCATCTGTGGTGGTTCTATCACATTCCCGTGACTTATCGGAAGAAATCTTAGAAATCATGCGAAAGTTTTTTGAGGAGTCAGCGGTGCTCACTCGTTTAATTGATCGTGAGAAGAAGTTCACCCAGAGTACGTTTAATTTAAAAGTACCTTTCATAGTTAAAGGTAAGTTAGAGTACTCTAAAGTAACGATTAAGGTAGGTACGGCATCTAAGAAGACCATACGCGGGCGTGCTATATGCGCTCTCCTGTGCGATGAGATCGCTTACTGGAACTTGGATGAGAAGGCGGTAGAACAGGATGTAGATATCCTTAGAGCTGCACGTCCCTCTCTTTTGCAGTTCGGTGATGAGGGATTGTTAATAAAGCTATCTTCCCCTGGAATTAAACAGGGAATCCTTTACGAAGAATACCAGAATAGGGACAATCTTCCAGATAGTTACATCATTTTTAAAGCCCCGTCCTGGGTATGGAATCCTAGATGGGGTAAGAAGGTGTACGAAGAAGAGTATAAACTCGATCCCATAGGGTTTGCGTCTGAATACAGAGCCGATTTTGTGGATTCCATATCTAGTTTTATCCTTCCTGAGTTCGTCGATCTCTGTACCATGAAGGGAAAGAAGAGTTGTGCGCCAGAAGTTGGTAAGGATGTGTTCTACGCAGGTGCAATTGATGCTGCATTCAAAGGAGATAGGTTCACGTTTTCCCTAGTTGGAGGTACGGAAAACAGGGTCAAACAGTATGAAATGCTAGTGTGGGAGGGTTCCGCACTTACTCCAGTAAAAGCCTACGAAGTAGCAATGGAGTTACGCACAGTTTGTAAGAAATATGGGCTCGATCGCGTACATGCGGATCAGTTTGCCTTTCAACCACTGCTAGAAATCTTTGAACAGTTTGGCATAATTTTAGTAGAGCGCCCGTTTACCAACGTATTCAAGCGCCAGATTTACTTCAATCTTAAAAATCTGATACATAATCAGAAGATAGACTTACTTGACCACGAAACTATGCGTTCAGAGATCAAGCAACTACAAGTAGAACAGACTTCAACTGGTACTGTAAAGATTGGACATCCCCCTGGCGGTAAGGACGATTGTTCTGACTCGCTTGCTATTTCTGCATTCATAGTGGCAGAGAACACAGGTAAGATGCAGATTAGTATGGCTCAGTGGGCGGGAATGGAAGGTGCAGTAAAAGTTGACAGTAGAACAGGACGTGCTCTTGTTGCACCAGCTCCTTCGATGATCGCTAGAGATTATTTTAAGGGACATTTTGTAGATAACTCAGCCCTCTATGAAAAGGATAAAAAAACAGGTAGAATGAAGAAAGTCAAAGACGATGATGACGACAGCGGCACTACCAGCGGTGGTAGTGGAGTCAATTTTTCGTTTTGATTTTAAGCACTTAGTATGTTAAAATATACTATAGCATAATACCCAGGAGATACGATGTCCAAAAGAATTTGCGTAACCCTAGATGTCTTAACCCAAGAATCTGCTTCATTTACCAATGATCCTGCCGATGCTAATAAGATTATAGGCAGAATTGAACAAGATAATCTTAAAGAAATCACTCGGTTACAGATGGTGGTGGAACCTAGCTCAACAGTTGAGACGGTGCCACTACCTGATTCATGTGCTCAGTATATTGTGATTCATACTGATCAGACTGTCAGTGTCATAATTAACGGCTCTGATACTCCCTTTGATTTGATCCCTAAGGTAGCCGGAACTAAGGCTCCTGTCCTTTATTTAAAGGGGCAGTTCACTCAGCTTTGTCTCCAAAATCTCGGTTCGGTGGATGCAAATGTAGATGTTATCTTAGGTAAAACAGAGTAGGTTTAAAAAATGGCAGATAAAGATTCATCAATAATAAAGAAAGTCTTTGAAGCAAGCAATGCTTACCTAGACGGTCTAATCTCAAAAGCGCGAACTGATTTAAGAGCTAATGAAGAAGGTAATGACGGAGTTTTCTACCGCAAATCCGTTTACATTGATCCATCCTACAATATAGCTTCTCAAGGATACCGAGAAAAAACTGCCCGCCTCAGTTTCAACATGCTCAAGAATATGTCGTACAAGGATTCTATCATTGCCGCCATTATTCAGACCCGTCAGAATCAAGTAGCGTCGTTCTCAAGAATTGCCAATGATTCATACGATAAAGGATTTAAGATCGTACTAAAAGAAGAAGAAAAGAAACTTATAGAAATAATGGAAGAGTTATTTCCAGAAAAGTCTGAAGACAAAGATAAGATGGAAGAGAGTGGCATCTTACAAGAAGAAAAGGATATAGAAGCAAGCCCAGAAGAAAACATGCAAAAAGCAGACGGGGAGGGTCCCGAACTCGCCCCAGTAGAAGACTCTCTAGATCAAGTAGACGCAACCATACGCGCTGATATGAACGAGAACGCAGAGTTAAGTGATAAAGAGAAGGAGAGAGTAGCAAAAGAAGAGTTAGATAAGCGCACTAAAGAGAAAAAAGCAGAGTTAGCACAATTATTCCTTACCTGCGGTGACATGAAAGACCGAGCATTTGAGACTAAAAGATGGAACTTTGATGCGTTTCTCAGGGCTATAACTAGAGATTCTCTTGTTTATGACCAGTTTGCAGTAGAGTTTGTCCCTGATCAAACGGGTAAGATGCATCATTGGGTGCCGGTAGATGCCTCAACAATTCGGTATTCTAGTCCCTCTCTTAAAAATTATAAGGATTTTCCCCTGCAGCAATGGGGCGCTGACATCTTATTTCCTGAAAAAGAACTAGAAGGACTAGAACGTAGAGAAGATGCATTAGAGTTAGATGAAAAGAAATTAGCTAATGAAGATTATAAGTTCGTACAAGTAGTTAGGGGAAAACTTGTTCGTGCCTTCACAGAAGACGAGTTAGCTCTAGGTATGAGAAACCCAGTGACCGATATTTACGCGAGCGGTTACTCTATTGCAGAATTAGAAATACTACTTACTCTAGTTTCCTCGCATATCTTTACCGAGAACTACAATCACTCTTATTATACGCAGGGATTCTCCGCAAAAGGGATCCTACACATAAAAGCCCCTTTACCTCGACGAAAGCTAGAGACCTTACGGATTGAGTGGCAACATTGGTTAAAGGGCAATAGAAACTCTTTTCAGACTCCTATCTTCGCGGGCATGGATGAGATTAAGTGGATCCCTCTAACTCAGAGTCATTCCGACATGGAGTTTTCAAACTGGATGAACTATCTCATCCGTATGATTACAGCCATCTTTCAAATTGACCCTGCTGAAATTGGATATGCCCTAAAAGACGAAGGCGGACGTGGTGGCGGTATAAGCGGAGATAACACTCAGATCAAACTGGATCACTCCAAGGATAAAGGATTAGTTCCTCTTCTCAAGTACTTAGAGTCATTTATAAATGATCAGATAATGGCTAAGTTAGACAAGGATTACTGCTTTCAATTTGTAGGATTTAGAGACGAAGATAAGAATCAACGGATTGATAGACAAGACAAAGAAGTTAAGTTTAAGAAGAGTGTGAATGAGATTCGACAAGAAGATAATATGCCTCCAATTCCAGGCGCGGACGATTTAGTTTTAGATCCAGTCTTTTTTGAGTGGTTTAAGTTATTTCATCCTGATGGCAAGAAACAAATGGAAGAGATGCAACAACAACAACAACAACAACAACAGATGGTGGGCGGGCCCGAACAGGGGGGACCTCCAGGGCAAGAAGGTGAGGGCGGGCCAAACGCTATTGATATGGAGACTAATAAAGATCAGATGGATGAAGAAGCCTTTATTAATCCTATTGATTCTTCGTTCAAAAAGTCCGATAATGTAGTAAAGATTGAATATTATGGAGAAGGTCGTGGACGTAAAGATTAAATTACTAGCGGGGCAAACTCCCGAACAAGCGGAAGACCAACTTTATAAAGCCCTTCGCGCGCAGCGCATAGGCGATGCGCATGGTCAAGATGACTCTTTTATAGATCCTGCAATGGAACATGTTGCAGATCAAATGAAACAAGAGTACGCACATCATTTTGAAATGATGTTAAGTGATATTTTTAATGAATTCGACAAAGAGCATGAGTAACATCTATGGTTATAAAAAAAGAAACAATCCAACGAATTCGGGATATCATAAACAAACATCATAACCATGTAATAATATCGATGGTAGGTCGCACGGCACTATCCCCCTCACAATTAAGAGAACTAAGAGCACAAGGTATAAACGTAGATAATGAATCCTCTATACTGGCGGAAACCTATTATCATAACTGGCTTAATGAACACGGGTCTACGACTGCTCCTACATCTTATCAAGACATGAAGTCTCAACAGCGTCCAAGTATGCTCCCGATTGGGGAGGCGCACGAGGTTAGTATCGAACACGCTAACGCTAGTCTCTTACATGTAATTGAGAAGCAGAAGGGAGACGTAATGTCTCGCATAGAAGGCTTTATAAGAGACAACAACGCCGCATACAAGAACAACGCTCTTCAAAATCTAGACAGGTCTGAAGGATTAGACAAGTTAATTAAAGAGAATACCATCCCACAACTTAAAAGAAAACTACGAGACTATTCAAGAGACGCATCTCAGCGCTGGGATCGTATTGTACACACAGAGGTAAGTAATGCTATAGGGCTAGGTTCTACAGACAGGATAGTAAGCGACAATAGAACTAAGGATCTTGATGAGGTTTATGTATATAGGATTGTACAAAACGATGGAGCCCTTTGTAAGTACTGTAGAAGATTCTACCTAGATTCTGACGGTTCTCCAAAAGTGTATAAACTTTCTACATTACTCAATAATGGGTCTAACTACGGTCGTAAGGCAGACCAGTGGAAACCTGTTACAACCGCCACACATCCTAATGAACGATGTAGTCAAGTACTAGAACTTAAACCAGGGTGGTCTGTACGCTCTGGGGGTGGGCAGAGCTACATAGGGCGAAAAGACTGGCGAGATTATATACATGATAAAGTTGTTGGCTAGAGCCTTGACATTTCTAACAAATACAGGTATTCTAGGATATATATTATGGGAACTTTAGAGAAACAGCGAGAGTCGATTGAGCGTAAGATTGCAGTAGTTAACCTATTGAAATCAGTGGTGAAGTTTGCTGATGATAAACTAAGTGATCCTAGGAAGCACACTGGAGTTGCCAAAGAGGTCCAAGACATGGTCCAACATGTGCTAGGTGGAATGATTGAGCGTATCGAAGGGAGCGGAGTTTCGGGCGACGCAACTATAGTTAAAGCAGACGCTTTAATAACAAATATGACAATGGATAATGATGCCAAGGCTCCGAACCCAAATCTTGGAGAAAAACGTAAAAAATCAGAGTTTGCTAAGCGGCATTCGCATCTTGCAAATAAAGTTTTCGATTTGCAAACAAAGACTGGAACGGCTAAAGCAAGAGTAGTACGCCTAGAGGAGCCTAATGTGGTTGTCCAGGTGGAAGGTACTAAGCATCTTTTAAAAGTTCCAGTTGAACTAGTCGAACTTTCAGGAGGACAACAAAATGGGTAAGAAGAAACCACAACATCATCCGAGTACACAGCATATCCAACAGGTTGCTAAGGGAGCCATTGCCCCCGAGTTATCTAAACAACTTAATCAACAAGTACAAGAGATGTACAAACGGTTGCAGGGTAATCTTAATGCACAACTAGCTGGTATTGATCTTAGACAGTCTACTCTAGAAGAATTGGCTTGTGATAAGTGGAAAATAAGCAAAGATAAGTGGGCAAAGTTACTCGTGGATAAAGAAGATTCATCCCTTGGTTATAAAGAATCCAAGAAGCCCGCTGCTAAAGGCGACTTAGTTCGTGGTTCTTTTTCTTTCAAAGCCGATCCTAAGGGCAATTTCAGTCCCGAACAACCTATCAGTTTTCCTAGTTTAGCTAAGGAATATAGGCTTACCCCCGAAGTAGAAAATGCTATTGTGGGCATGAAGAAAGGTCAGAGTAAGACCATCTCCGCAGACATGAGTGCTCAGAAAACCACTGAAGAGAAACTCAGAGATGGTGAAAAAGCGAAAAAGTTGATTGAGTTTAAAGTAACCGTTAATAGAATTTCGGTTAAGCAACAACCAAAGAAGGAGGCTTCTGATGCCCAACAAAATTAATATGCGAGGAGATTGGATTGGAGTCGAAGAACTTAAAAAAGCTCCTGTAAAAAAAGACGACTGGTTCGTTGACGTGGAGGCTTCCAGAAATCTTGGCATCGTAGTACATTCGGGTGAACACAGCAAAATAGAGACTGGCACTAAGGTCTATTTTGGTAATGATTTCGAAAGATTGCTTATAGAGAGTAAAGAGATTTTAGTCATGGAGAGTGAAAATGTCATTGCGACCGTCGAAGAAATTCAAGCAGAGAAAGCAACCACGGCGGAGTCTACGGGATAGAGGCTCAACCATCGTACATGGTAGGTTAACTGAGAGTAAAGTTAGCCAGCTAGGTCTGCACTTAGAATATCTATTTGAGTATGGAGTTGATTTTAAGAATCGCTGCATTACTCTGACGGGAGACATTGAAGCACCGTGGTTTGATGTCATTGACGCCGCTCTTTCCGAGATGGAATCTACTAGTAAACGTGCCATTACCCTCCGTATTAAGTCAGAAGGTGGAGAACTACCCGAAGCGCTAGCTATCGTAGGTAGGCTTAGAAACTCCAAATGTCAAATAGTTACAGAAGGTTATGGTGTTATTCTGTCAGCCGCCACTCTCATACTCGCGTGTGGGGGTAGACGAAAGATATCTAAGTATGCTAGTTTCATGCACCATGAGTCTTCTTATGAACTACCCGACAATCGACATACAAATCAGAAAGCGGCAGTCAAGCAAGCAGAGAAAGAAGAGAAGTTATGGGCATTATGGATGGCAGATTTTACTAAGAAGGATAAAAAGTTTTGGTACGAGACGGGGCAGAACATAGACGTGTATTTTACTCCAGACCAATTATTAAAACAGGGTGTAGTAGATGAAATCTTCTAATATAGTAATAATTGATAAAGACGGAACTATCCCTCTAACAGCTTTTAAGAGTATAATTAACGTTAAACGGGTAGTTTGGTACGACCTCACTCCTGTAGGCAGTTGTCTTATTTTACGATTTTTTGACAAGAACAAGAAACTCATCAAGGCTAAAACCCCCAGGAAACGAGTAAAGAAAAAGGATAAATGAAGGTGTACGTTGTATCTTTTGAGAATAGTTTCGAAATCGGCGGAGGCATACTTGGCATCTATCTGACCGAAGCTAAAGCTAAACGTAGGGCTCGAAATTATATGAAAAAACGAAGTAAAGAAAAGTTTTCAGAAATCATATTTGATAAGAAAGCTAAATTTTTTGTACTCGAAGATGTGGATAAAGAGTTTATGGTTATAGTTGAAAGGTATAAGATAATCAAATGAATGATGAAATAAAATTTAACACGGATTGGCCCCTTAAACGAGGTCCAGAACTTATCTTACGACCTGAACCAGACGCAAGTATCGAATTTAATTTACCCGATTTGTCTGAGCCTATTTTAGAAATTAAAGCAAACGGAGATTTCTTTGTAAGGGGTAAGAAAGTAACAGGAGATATAGAAGTTTATAAAGCCTTTATAGCTTTTTTAAAAATATAGGAATATACTTTGAGTGACGTACCTAAAACAAGTGTTACTACGGTAATAAACAAGCATCTATACGCAAAATCTGCGGCTCCACTACCGTACACCCCTAAACCTGGATTTAGTCCTTCAAAAGTAACTACCCCTTGTCTGCGCAGGTTGTACTACGAATATCTGAAAGTAACCCCCGATGAACCTTTTCAATCTTTTCTCCTACGCATCTTTGCAGAAGGACACGCAATTCATGAGATGGTCCAAGGTTGGCTAGAAGACTCAGGACAACTCATTGCCTATCGGAATAAGGATGGCTCTGATCCTAAGAACAGATGGACTGGGAAGCGAGATATAGAGTTTCCTGCCAAGGACAAAGACCTTGAAGTAAGCGGTAAAATTGACGGGGTTGGAATTGTAGATGACGAACTATGGCTTTATGAGATTAAATCAATCAAAGCGGCAGACTTCAAGAAGCTGACCGCGCCTATAGCAGAACACATAGAACAGGCAATGATGTATGTGTATATCTTTGAGAAGAATTTATTGAACGGTGTTTATAGCCACATGCATGAACTAGACTCTTTTAGAAAAGTAGCTGGTATAATTTTTATCTATGTAAACAAAGATAGTACATTCATGAAAGAGTATAGAGTCAAACCTAATATTCTGCGCTTTGAAAAGACTTTAAAGAAGATGAGTATAGTAAAAAGAGATGTAGCAAATAATCAACTCTCTGTTGCAAGTCCGTCCGAGAAAAATTGTCAATACTGTTCACACAAACAAAAATGTGACGCATACCTGAAATTTACTAAGTCGACTGCTTAATACTGTTATAATAGTAATATGATGGTTAGAACTAACCTAGAAATACGATTATTGAATGTGAGGCAAGATCTATATGATCTACTTATTTATGTAAAGTCTCAACCCGTTGTGTCCCTGCGCGTGTATAAGAGAGTCCTTGTCAAGTATCAAATAT